GTTGACGATTATCTTGGTGGAGTATCTAGACAATCTGATGACAAGAAACTTCCCGGTCAAGTCGAGGAGTGCATCAACGGCTATCCTGATCCAACCTTCGGTCTTACTAAAAGACCGGGGTTTCAACACATAGGAAATCTAGGTACTGGCACTACATATGACAACTCTAAGTGGTTCTTTATATCTAGAACCGATACAGAAAAATACATAGGCTGTATTACACCAGCATCAGGAGGCTCTACAGGAGCCATTGCAATATGGAATGCTGTGACCTTTGCTGCATGTAACATTACGTATGGTACAGGGGCACAGGCATACCTTACAGGAGCAAGAACAGACTACGATGTCTTAACTATACAAGATAAGTCTATCATAGCTAACAAATTAATTACAGCAAATAAAACAGCTGACCCTACATTTAATGCAAACAGACAAGGTACGATTAAGATCACAGGTACATCAGTAGAGACTACTTTTAGTGGTAGTGTAGCTGGACAAAACTGGTCAGTTACTACAGATAACGATGATACATATGATGATGCTCTAACTAAGATTAGAACAGCTATAAATAACTTAAACATATCAGGACTTACTGTAACTAAATTAAAAGATAATTTACGTTTAACACGTAACTCATCCTTTACACTTTCTGTTACAGGTGGACCTTTTGCAAACCAAGCTAATGCATTTCAAGATCAAGTTGCTACTTTAGACGAGCTACCAAGTGAGTCAGTAAATAACCATGTAGTTAAAGTTGTTAACAGTGGTGCACTTTTATCATCATACTATCTAAAATTTGTAGCTAACAATGGTACATCTGGACCCGGTTACTACGAAGAAACTCTATCTCCTAGCACATCTACAGGACTAGATGCTTCTACAATGCCACACGAGTTACTCAATACAAGTGTAAATAACTTTACATTTCAACGTATATCATGGGTAACTAGAGCTGTAGGAGATGATGATTCTAATGCACACCCATCATTTGTAGGACAAAAAATAACCCAGTCTTTCTTCCATAACAACAGACTAGGTTTTCTATCTGCTGATACGGTATCTATGAGTCAGTCAGGTGATTTCTTTAACATGTATCACACGTCTGCACAGACAGTTACAGATGCTGACCCTATTGATCTTAGTGCAAGTACAGTTAAACCTGTTGCATTACATAGTGTATTACCATCTACACAGGGTTTGATACTATTTAGTGCTAACCAACAATTCTTGATGGCAGCTGCTGACGGTATACTTACACCATCTAAAACAGTTATACGTACTATAGCTAACTATGAGATGGATACAATCATCGACCCTGTTGATACTGGTACTACAGTTAACTTTATCAGTAAGACACCTAGTTATACTAGAGTCTTTGCTATGGTTACACGTGGAGAAAATGAAAACCCACAGGTAGCTGACATTGGTAGAGTTGTGAACGAATGGATACCAGCTACAGTCGATACATTAATCGCAAGTGCTCAGAACCAATTTATTGCATTCTCAGGACAGTCTACAAGATACATATATTTCTTTAGACAATATATAGAAGGCAAGGATATTAAACTACAGACATGGTTTAACTGGGAAGGACCCGGCAATGTCCAAACTATAGCAGCAGATTCTGACGAATTTTTTGCTGTGACAAAACAGGGTGGACAGTTTACACTTAGCAAAGCTAGTCTAAGTCAGAGTCCTGACGACGCTATTATTGTTAACAATGATGGTCAAAGACTAAACCCATGTATAGACTTGTATGCTACAGCTAGTTCTGTTACATATGACACAGCTGGTAATTTTAGTAAGT